CTAGCCGAACAGGCGCCGCTCCATGTCGGCGACCGCCCGGTGGTGATCCTCGGAGGGGAACAGCTTCCCGTACCGCTCCATCGTCATCCGGTAGTCCTTGTGCCCTGCGAAGGTCATCACCGCCTTCACGCTGAAGCCCTGGTCGATCCAGGCCGACACCGCGAAGTGCCGAAGGTCGTGCCACCGCATCGCGATCCCCAGCTTCTCGCACAGCGGCCGGAACCAGAGCCGATGGATATCGGTCTGGGCCCGCACGCCGCCCTTTCGATTCGGGAACACCAAGCCCAGCTCCGACTGCGGGCAGCGCAGCTTCCAGGCCTTCAGCGTGTTGACCACCATCGGGCCGATCGGGATGTCGCGGGTGCCGGCGCTGCTCTTCGGATCGCCCATCTCGTTGTAGATGTCGGCGCGCTCGCGGACATGGATGAAGCCGGCTTCCAGATCGACGTGCACCCAGCGCAGGCCGCGCTGCTCCGACGCCCGCAGGCCGGCGAGGGCGGCGACGATCAGGTAGGGGCGGAAGTCGTCGTCCGCGGCGTCCAGCAGGCGCTTGACGTTGGTCCGCAGCTGCCGCGCCGCCTCATGCGAGATCGCGGCGCTGGACCGGCACGGCCGGCGCACGGTGACGCCTTCGGTCGGATCGGTGAAGATCAGGTCGTTCGCCCGGGCGAAGGCCAGCATGAACCCCAGCGTCGCGATGATCCGCTTCGTCATGGCGATCGAGCGGCCGGCCTCCAGCAGCCGGTCCCGGAACTCGGCGACCGTGACGGTGCGCAGCGCCGCCAGCTTCAGCGTGCCGATCCCGACCTCCGGATCCGTGATGTGGCAGCGGATGCAGCTTTCGTAGGTGGCGAGCGTCGCACGCTCCATGGCCTGGCCGGTGTCGCGTCGAACCGTCAGATGCTTGACGTAGCGCTTCGCCAGTTCGGCGACCGTGATCGAATCGGAGGCGGGCAGGTGGGTGCCGGCGGCGACCTCCGCCCGCGCCTTCGTCTCGAACTCCACCGCCTCCCGCTTCGTCGCGAACTGGCGGGCCCGGCGCTTGCCGGCCTGATCGCGGTAGTCGACCTGCCACCTGATCTCCCCGCTCGGCAGGGTGCGCTTTCGGACCGACGCCATGGTGATTCCTCTCACGCGATTGAGGTGGGCTTCGCCGGCGTAGCCATCGCCAGGGCGCTGGCCGTTACAGCCCCACGGACTTGCGCAGCTCGTCGTTGATCCGGGACTGCCAGCCCGGCCCGCCGGCCTTGAACCGCTCGATCACATCGGCGTCCAGGCGCAGCGTCACCTGTTGCTTGGGCTTCTCCGCCGGCGGCCGGCCCCGGCCGCGCTTCAGGCTCTCGGCCAGCTGCGGGAAGACCTCGGCAAAGGGGCGGGCCTGCCGCATTTCCTCTTCGGTCAGTTCCGGGGTGTCGGACACCTCGTCCCAGTCCTCTTTGCTGTATCCACGCCCTGGCTGAAACTCGGTCAGCAATTTCCGGTCTTCGGTCATGTCAGGAGCTTCCTTTCCTTGATGCTTGCCGGGCGCATGCTGATGACGGAGAGCGCCTCCGTTCCCAGCGGCTTGAACACCACGACGACCACCAGCACGTCGCCCAGCCAGCCCACCGCCTTGAAGCGGCCATCGCGCGACGGGATGACCAAGGCTGTTTCGAAGAACGCCCCGTCCTCCAGATCGGCGAAATCCAGCCCGTGCTTGTCCAGGTTGGTGATGCGCTTCGGAGGGTCGTAGACGATCTTCATGGGATTAATGTAACTCCAGAAATTAGCTGGGGCAAGATTAAGCGTAGCTACGGAAATTGGCGTGCGGCTGGGAACGGTTCAGGATGTGGGCTGCGGCTGGCGAGGTCAGCTCGCCGATCTGCCATCCGGCGGCAGGTCCATCTCCTGCTGGGCCAGGGCGGGGGAGGCGATCACCCGGACGCCGACATCGGCGTAGATGCCCGGCAGGCTGTCGGCCGCGGCCTGGGGGCCTTTCGTGCGTCGGATCTGATCCACCATGCGGATGGCGCTGATCCGCTCCATGACACGCAGACGACGCTCGGCGTGGGACGGTTGGGGCGGGTAGGAGCGGCCGGCCGCGTGGCGCGATCCTCGCGGCAGAGGAAATAGCAGCGCACCAGCTTGCCTATAGCGCCATATTGATCGTACGAAACTCCAATTAGGAAGGCTGTCTTATCTCAAAACGGAATTAAGTCGCGTCGGTTCAGTAGCCATTTCTTTGTCAATTTGTCGAAGTGAATTTCTTGATCGCCGTGAAGGTAAATTTCGACGGTTTCATTGTTTATGTTGATGCTTCGAATAAGAGGATGGTCTTCAAGAATGTTGGCGATTACATAATTAATACTGTTTCCAGCGGAAGTTGCATCGGCGCAGCGGTTGGCAAGATCATTAGGAGTATCGATAGAGCCAAGTCCGATCTCGACTAGCCGTCGAAGCGCATCCGACTCCGACTGCAATGATCGCGACTCTCGAAACCGCTCGATTTGAGCGGCGAGTTCAAGCGGAAGAGCCACGTTCTTCCGAACGGTAGTTTTTGGGTTCACTGCCATAGATGCACCATAGCACCTAAGAATGTGCTGTCAAGGGCGCAAGCCGAGCTTGACAGATGCATCAGCGTGCGCGCAACGTAGTGATGGACTAGTGATGCACTTATAGGTGACGAGGTGGATGGAAAGAAGTCGAGGAAGATGATCACTCTTCCATCAGAAATATCCCAGAAGGTGGATGACTATAGGTTCACTAAGCGCTTCCGAACTGAGACGGAAGCCCTGGTCAGGCTGATTGAGGCCGGGTTGGAGGCCGAAGCGGCAAACACAGTCGATGCCAGCACTGCAAATATGAAAGCCGGCGAACGGTGAAGGGCCTAGGAAACTCCCACCGCGCCGGCTTTCCGCTTACCCAAGAGGAGGACAAGCGATGAAAGTGAATGTGCCCTCGGCACCCCCGCAGTGCAAGGACGCTCGGCCTTCGCAAGCGGGCATTCAACATGAGGAAGGTGCGACGGCTTCCCCCTTTGACGCCGCCACCGCGGCCTTTGAAGCCGAAGCCCGCACCCTGCTGGCCCAGCTTCCCGACCGGGCGGTTTCCCTCTGCCTGCGCTGGCTGGAGGTCGAAACCCAGGCGAAGGCGCTGGACGATCAGCTCACCGCCCGCGCCGCTGAACTGCGGGAGCAGGGGGCGCCGCTGGACGAGGATCCGGCCATGGTGGAGTTGAATGCCAAACTCGACGCGCAGGGATGGACGCTCGACGCCGTCCGCGCCGAGATCGCCGCGACCCCGGCGACCACCCCGGCCGGCGTGTTGGCGAAGCTGGTGATTTGGCAGACCGAGCAGGGCGTCCCGGCGGATGGCGATTCCGATCACCGCCTCGCCTGCGCCGCTGCCAACGACCTGCGCCGGCTGATCGCCGCCGGGCAGTGGGGGAGGGCCGCTTGATGCGTCGCGCCTCCTCCAAGACGGCGACCATGATTGCCACCGCTCCAGCCTGCCCGGCGCCGGTCGCCCAGATTGTCCCTCCCGCCGCCCCGCTGCAGCTCGCCGACGACCTTCTCCAGGGCGCCGACAGCATCGCGAAGTTCATGGGCGTCACGCGTCGTCAGGCTTACCATTTCGTCGCCGATGGCCGCATCCCGACCTTCAGGATCGGCGCCATCATCTGCGCCCGGAAGTCCACGATCCTCAACTGGATCGCCCAGCAGGAAGCCGCCCAGGGCGGGGGAGGGGCGGTATGATCCTGCCCCACGCCGCCGATCATCCGGCTTTGCCGCCGCCCGAGTGGAAGCCGCCGCAGGCGCCCGTCTGGTGCGACATCAACGGGCCGAATGAAGACCCAACGCTCCGCTTGGTCAAGGCAATCAACAGCATTCTGCGCATTCACGGCCCGATGACGGCCGAACAGGTGGGGATGGCTCTCGTCATCTATGGCTACGGCCCGATGCTTGTGGCACTCGACGCGCCGCCGACAAAGCGCCCGCGCCTCAACCGCGAATGCATCAGCCCACGCTGGAGGCAGGGCCGCCTGCCGGGAGTCGCATGATGTCCGAGCGGACCTTCAGCCCCGAGATCACCAGCGAACTGACCGACATCCGCGACCATATGCCGAGGGCTTGAGCGATGCCGACCCCGCCCAGCAACATCACCCGCCTCCCGGTGCAGCCCGCCCGACGGATCGTCGCGCGCCATCCGCCGGCGGAGCGGGCGCGGGGCATCGCCGCCGACCTGCGCGAGGCCATCGCGGAGCGTGCCATCAGCCGCGACGACCTGCGGACCATCGTCCAGCGCCTGGATGCGCTGGCTCGCGATCTGGAGGGCTTGCCGACGTGAGCCATGCCATCGCCCTGCCGGAAGTCAGGGTCCCGAGCAACGAAGATGCGGAACAGGCGCTGTTGGGCGCGATCCTGGTCAACAACCGCGCGTTCGAGCGGGTCGCCGATTTCCTGCGGCCGGAGCATTTCCACGATCCCCTCCACCAGCGCATCTTCGCCGCCATCGCAGCGATGATCGACCGTGGCCAGACGGCCAACCCGGTGACGCTCCAATCCGTCTTCGAGCGCAAGGCAGACGGCGGCCGGGACGAGGTCGCCTATCTCGCGGAGCTGGCTGGCAACGTCGTGACGGTGGTGAACGCCGCCGACTATGGCCGCACCATCCGCGATGCCTTCCTGTGTCGCCAACTGATCGAGATCGGCTTCGACATGATCGAAACCGCCGGACGGCCGGGAGTGGACAAGGACGCGACGGTGCTGATCGAGGAAGCCGAATCGCAACTGTTCGAGTTGGGCGACCGCGGCAGCGCCCTGCGCCCGGTGCTGTCGTCGGCCGAAGGGGTGGAGGCTGCCCTCGCAGCCACCGAACGCGCCTGGCGGAACCGCGGCCAGCCGCTTGGCGTCACGACGGGGCTGGCGGATCTCGACGCGAAGCTGGGCGGTCTTTTGCCCGGCCTCTATGTGCTGGGCGCCCGGCCCTCGATGGGCAAGTCGGCGCTGGCATTCAACACCATCATGCTGTCGGCCGCGCGCACCGGCGCCCGCGTCCTGGGCTTCTCCACCGAGATGACCGCGGAGAAGGTGTCCCGCCGGCATCTCGCCGCCCACACCGGGATTCCGGCCGACCGTCAGGCGCAGGGCGACCTGACCGACGACGACTGGTGCCGGCTGATCAACGCCAAGGCGGAGCTGGGCTCGCTGCCGATCCATCTCGACGACACACCGGGCGTCACCGTCTCCCACATCCGCCGGACTTGCCGCCGGCACAAGCGGCGCCACGGCCTGGACCTGATCATCGTCGACCACCTCCACCGCATGCGCGCATCGGCGCAGGCCGAGAAACAGGGCGAGACGGCGAAGATCACCGAGATCACCGCGGCACTGTGCTCAATTTGGAAGGAGTTCCGGGTGCCGGTCCTGCTGCTGGCGCAGTTGAACCGCGGCCTGGAGATGCGGGAGGACAAGCGCCCCAGCATGGCCGACCTCCGGCAGTCTGGCTCCATTGAGCAGGACGCGGACGTCATCGCCTTCCTCTTCCGCGAAGAATACTACCTCTCGCGCACCGAGCCCGGCCGCAGGCCGGACGAATCCGACGAGAAGTTCAACGAGCGTTACGAGCGCTGGACCCGGCGCTCCGACGAAGCCCGCGGCATCGCCGAGATCATCATCGAGAAGAACCGCGACGGCCCTATCGGTACCGTCCGCGCCCATTTCGACGGGCCGCGCACGCTCTTCAGCAACCTTCATCGCGACCACGGGAACGCCTGAGCCATGGCACGGATCCGCACCATCAAGCCCGAGTTCTGCACGTCCGAACAGGTCGCCGAGTGTTCGCCGAACGCTCGCCTACTGTTCGTCTGCATGTGGTGCTTCTGCGACGACAGCGGCATCCACCCCGACAGCGCGAAGCGGCTCAAGATGGAGGTGTTCCCGGCCGATGACTTCACTGCGGCGGATGTTGCGGCCATGGTGGACGAGTTGATCGCGGCCGGGTTGCTGGAGCGTTACGAGGTGGGCGGATCATCCTTCCTGCGGGTAACCGGGTGGCGGAAACACCAGAAGATCGACCAGCCGAACTACCGGCACCCACTTCCGGGTGGTGAAGTGCCCGCCGCACCGTCACGACGCAGTGGTGGAAGTTCGCCGAACGCTCAGAAGGATGACGACGAACGTTCGCCGAGCGTTCGGCGAACAGGTGACGACGCATCGGCGAACGCTCACCGAACGCTCGACGAGCGTTCACCCCCGGAAGGGAATGGAAAGGAAAGGAGTAGAGAAGAGAAAGACTCACCACCCCCTACCCCTCCTCCAACCACCGGACGCGCATCGCCGGGGGCGGTGGCGGTGGTCGATGCGTTCGTCGCAGCGAAGGACGCCAGATGGCCGGAGCATGCCGAGCGGATTGCCCCCCGGATGACCCTGGAGGCGCTGGCCCAGCAGCACCTCGACGCCGGCGGCACGGTCGAACTGCTGACCGAGGTCATCCAGCGCGCCGTGCGGGACTGGAAGAACCCGACCCCACCGACCAGCCTTTCCGCACTGAAGAACTCGCTCGCCGACCGGGTGGCGCAGCATCGGCGCGCTCTAGACGGCGGTGGCGGTCGCAGCGCATCCGGCTCGGCCGGAGATCCGCTCGACGTCGATCCCCACGACCAGTCCCGCCAGCGGTTGCGGCATTGGCTCCGCACCGGCTGGTGGGAACCGCGTTGGGGCGAGATTCCAGGGCACCGCAGCTGCCTGATCCCCGACCGGGTGATCCTGGAGGTCATCCCGGATTTCACGCCAGGGTGGCGCCCTCCCGCCGCCGCTGGCAGCGCCGGAGGTGCCGCATGACCGCCCCGTTACCCGACGCGTTGAACGAACTCGCCACCCGCCTTCGCCGGCTGACGCCGAGCTGGCAGAACCCGGAGCGGTTCCACGAGGCGAAGTCCGAGCTGATCGCTGACCTGCGCCGCCTGGCCCGGCAAGCTCCGGAACCGACCGTTCGCCGGGTGCTGGTGCCGGTGGAGCGGATCGTCGAGCGGGAGCGCGTTGTGTACCTGCCGCGCCCGATCCGGCGCCGCGGCAGCCAGGCCGAACAGCCAGTGGTCCGGGACCTGTTCGGCGATGGCGGACAGGATGGCTTCGACCAGACGCCTGCCAACGCGGGAGAATCGGCTTGAGCACGAAGGCGAAGAAGGCTGCACGCCGCCGCGGCCGCAAGCGGTCTATGGGGGGCCGGGAACCGAGCGGCCGGATCAGCCGAGCCGATCGGGAGCAGCAGGGCCCGGTGATCCTCGACGAGGCGCTGGCGCAGCGGGCAAGGGCGATGGGGGTGGAGTGCATGACCGTCGACGCGAAGCTCCGGAAGGCGATGCAGGATGAATGGGCCGGGTTTCCGCTCGGTCGGCTGCGCCTGCTGGGGGAGATCACCGACCGCCAGTTCCGAGCTGGCGCCAGCTATGCCATCCTCCGCCGGCGCTGGGACCGCCTGGCCGAAGTGCCGAGCCGGCATGCCAAGGTGGCGCGCCTGCCGATCGCGTCCGAGTGCCCGCAGGACCTCGCACCGCAGGTGATCGACCTGCTGGCGCTGGAACGGGAATCCGACATGGACGGCGCGTGGCTTCGGGCCAAGCTGCACCTCCGGAAACTCGGGCGCCTGATCGGGCAGGGTGAAACTGTGTCGGTGCTGGAGGCGGTATGCGTCGAGGAGGCCGCGCCAGCGGTGCGCGATTGGTTGCCGCTGCTGCGGGTGGCCCTGGATCGGGTGGCTGAGCACTTCCGCCTTCCGCCGGAGAGAGAGAGACGAACCACGAAAGTCGAAAGTGGTGCCATCTTCAGAATTTGTTAACGGATAAGAGGTAGGGCTGTGAGTGTCATTAATTCAGGCTCGACGTAATCCGCCAGCCTGATCGCCAACCCGCCCGGTTCCGCCGCGGCGGGTTTTTCGTTTCCAGACCCTGAGAGCATGGAGCGGCGCTTGCGGCCTGGGGGTACGCCACTCTCCCCGTAACGGTCGATGGTTCCCCATCCACCGAACCGGACCGGCGGTTTCCCGGTTGTCGAGGCCACAAGCGCACCGACCATACACCCGGCGGCCGGCTTCGGCCCGCCATCCTTCGCCCGCCCGGCTCTGCTGCGGCGGGCTTCGTCGTTTCTGGAGTTCCGCCATGGCCGATCCCACTGCTCACGACCTTGCCCAGATGGCGAAGTCACTCTCCCCCACGGCCATCGGCGTTGCCGCCGGCATGGTCGCCCGCTGGTCCCGTGAAGCCCGCAACAGCGGCTGGAAGGGGCTGGTGCGCATGGTCGTCCTCGACCTGCCCACCATGGGCGCGCTGACCATCGCCGCCGGCTCGGTCGCCCAGCAGCTCAACGCCGACACGCTGACGGCGACGGGCATCGGTACCTGCGCCGGCTATGCGGGCTCCGAGATCCTCAAGACGCTGCTGGCGTGGCGGGCGGGCAAGCTTCCCGGCGGGCAGGGCTGATCCCATGGACCGCAAGCCCCTGTCCCAGTCCATCGCCGACGCTGCCGATCTGATCGACTGCGTCGCCCAGCGCGAAGCCTACCGTCGCGCGACCGAGCTGATCGGGCCGAGCCTGGAGCGTGTCGCCGGCCGCATGCCTGCCGGCGCCCTGGACGGCTGGACCCTCGATGCGTCTGTGACGGCCTGACGCCATGCGCGCCAGCGTCACGATCACCGGCAGCCTGGAGGACGCCTTCAACGAATGGACGGAAGGGACCGCCCGTCGGCTGACCGACGTCACGGAACAGGCGGCTTCCACCATGCGGGACGAGTTGCGGGCTGCCATGTCGACTGCCGGTCTCGGCAAGCTGGGGCGGGCATTGGGCCATGCCGGCTATCCGGGAGGCGGCAACTACAGCATCCATCCCGCCGCCGAGGTGTTCGTCCGGGGCCGGGCAGCATCGGCTGCGAAGTGGGAAGGGGTCATCGACGCCTTCAACGACGGCGCGACGATCCGCTCCAAGCGGGGCTGGCTGGCGATCCCGACGAAGAACTGCCCCAAGGGCTCGCGCGGTCGCTTCCTCACCCCTGACCAAGTCGCCGAACGGTTCGGCCCGCTGCGCTCCATCGCCGCCGGCAAGTCCGTCCTGCTGTTCGCCGACGTCATCGCCGGCAAATCCGGTGGTGTCCGTAAGGCGACGGCCGGGCGCATCGCACAGGGCCGGGAGTCGAAGTTGACGCTGATGTTCGTCCTGGTGAAGGACGCGACGATCCGCAAGCGCCTGGACCTGGACGCCGTCATCCGGCAGTGGGAGACGCGCTTCCCTGCCATGATCGCCGACGTGCTGAAGGACGGGTGAGGCCAGTCCCATGGGGCGCCCGCTGATGCGTCCTCCTCCGTGACCATCCCGCGCGTCCGATCCGCCAGAGGCCAGCCACGGGCCGCCTGACGGGCGGGACAGGGGCGCCTAGGGGTATGGGGTGGGGTAGGGGGTGGTGTCGTGGGTCCTTCCGGGTGGCCCCCCCTATCAGGGGTGGGACAAGTCCGATCATCGTCCAGGTGTGAAAATTCCATAGGGGGGTTCCGCTTCCGGTTGGGCCGTCCGGTGAGGTGCAACCATGGCAACCCAGGCTGAGATCGCAGCGCATCTCGATCTGACCGACCGCACCGTCCGCGATCTCAAAAAGCGAGGCGTTTTCAACGCGGACAGGCGTGGTCAGCTGGATTTGGACGCCTGCCGCGTCGCCTACATCCGCCACCTTCGGGAACGTGCCGCCGGCCGGACTTCGGACGAAGCCGAAGCGGAAGGCCTCGACCTCGTCGCGGAGAAAGCCCGGCTGGCGAAGGAGCAGGCCGACCACTACGCGATGCGCAACGCGGAAAAGCGGGGCGAGCTGGTGCCGGTCGCCGATTACACCGCCGCGGTGCTGTCGGTCATCGAGATGGTCAAGGCGAAGCTGCTGCGCATCCCGGCCAAGGTCGCCAAGACCGACAGCCGGCTGAAAGACCGCATCGCCGATGCGCTGGAGGATGCGCTGGACGAATTGAGCATGGCCCGGATCGCCGAAGAGCGGGGCGGCGCAGACGAGGACGACGATGCAGACGAATGACGTCGTCCGTGTCCGCGGCGCCGTGCTGGCCGAGCATGTCGCCCGCTGGCTGCTGGCGCTGAAACCCCGCCGGCGGATGACGCTGTCGGACTGGTCGCTCCGCAACGCCCGGCTGGAGGACGGCACGCGCTACCGCCCGTTCCCCTTCCAGGTCGGCATGATGGACGCCTTCACCGAGCCGGGGGTGCGGCAGATCACGGCGAAGAAGTCGAGCCGCATCGGCTACAGCCAGATCGTCAAGAACTACATCGCCTACTGCGCCGATCAGCTGCCCAGCCGGGTGCTGGTCTATCAGCCGACCATCGACGACGCCGAGGACTTCGCCAAGGATGACGTCGCCAAGCTGATCCTCTGGCCGGCGGTGCGGAGGCTGTTCTCCACCAAGACGCGGAACAGCAGCAACACCATCCGGTCGAAGCGCTTCCCCGGCGGCTGGATCAAGATCAAGGGGGCAAACAGCCCGAAGGAGTTCCGCCGCATCACCGCCGACAAGGTCATCCTGGAGGAGCCGGACGGCTATCCTCCGACGGCTGGTGTCGAGGGCGATCAGGTGGAGTTGGCTTTCAAGCGGTGCCTGACCTCCGACGATCCGCTGAAGGCGGCCGGCTCCACCCCGACAATCAAGGGGCATTCCAAGATCGACGCGCTGTTCGAGCAGGGGACGCAGGAATACCGCTACGTCCCCTGTCCGCACTGCGGCGAGATGCAGATCCTCACCTTCGGCGCCGGCAGCGGCGCCGGCATCCGCTGGGAGCCGAAGGAGGCGCCGGCCAAGGCCTGGTACGTCTGCGTCAACGGCTGCGTCATCGAGGAGGAGCACAAGGCCGGGATGGACGAGCGCGGCGAGTGGCGGGCGCATGCGCCGCAGAACTGGCCGCACCGCTCCTTCCACATCTGGGCCGCCTATTCGCAGTTCCCCGGTGCCGCGTGGCTGGAGATCGCCAAGGAGTTCGTCCGGGCCAAGTCGGACCCGAACAAGCTTCGGGTGTTCGTCAATCAGGTGTTGGCCGAGACCTACGAGGTGAAGGGAGAGGCGCCGCAATGGCGCGTCCTCTACGACCGCCGGGAAGACTATCAGGGCGTTCCGGCCGACGGGCTGGTGCTGACCGGCGGTCTCGACGTCCAGAAAAGCCCCGGCCGCATCGAGCTGTTCGTCTGGGCCTGGGGGCGGGATTTCCAATGCTGGCTGGTCGATCACGTCGTGATCCCCGGCAATCCCTACGACGCCGCGGTGTGGGACGAGGCGTCGCGCGTCGTCCAGGGCACATGGCGGCATCCGTCGGGCGTCGATCTGCGGCTGTCGAAGGTCGGGGCCGACACCGGCTTCGCCACCACCCAGGTGGAGGCCTGGGCGAAGAAACATCCGGGCTTGGTCATCCCCGTGAAGGGCGCCACCACCATCGGCGCGCCGTCCTTCGCATGGTCCAGCGTGCGCGAGGCCAACGCCAAGGGCGGTAAGCGCAAGCGCGGCCTGCAACTCGGCATGGTCGGCGGCCATGTCCTGACCCTGGAACTGTACGGCAAGCTGAGCCTGCAGCCGCCCACCGACGAGGCGGCGGCCGGCGGTGCCGGCTTCCCGGCCGGCTATGTCCACCTCAACAGGCTGGCCACCGAAGAGCTGTGCAAACAGCTGGTCGGCGACCAGTGGATCGAGGGCCGCGGCGAGTGGAAACAGGTCCACGCCACCGAGGCGCTGGACGGCTGGAAATATGCCCGCGCCTGCACCGTGGCCATGGGGATGGAGCGCTGGACCGCCGCGCGCTGGGCGGAGTTGGGCAAGGTGCTGGCGCCGCCGGTGAAGACCGAGCAGCCGCGGGCGAAAGCGACAGAGATGCCGCCGGCACCGCCGGTCGATCCGGAACCCGAACAGGAACACCCCGCCCGGCAGAGCGAGCGGCGCCCATCCGCCGGCGGCTGGCTTGGCGGGCGCGGCGGCGGATGGGGAAGGCGGTAGAGCATGGCACTGACGCAGACGCACCTGAATACGCTGGTCGAAGCGTGGGCATCCGGCACCACCAGCGTCACCATCGACGGCAAGCGGGTGGACTATCGCTCCATGCGCGACCTCGCCGCGGCCATCGCCACCACCGTGGCGGCGCTGGGGGTGGCGAACCCGCTCTACGCAACGCAGGCCGCCCCGCGCACCAGCGTCACCAAGTTCTCCCGAGGCTGAGCCATGAACATCCTGGACCGGGCCATCGGCTGGTTCGCCCCGCAGACCGGCGCCAAACGGGCGCGGGCGCGTGTCGCCATGTCGCTGATGGCGCGCAGCTACGACGGTGCCAGCACCGGCCGGCGCACCGACGGCTGGAACACCAGCGGCACGTCGGCGAATGCCGAAATCGGCCCGGCCCTGGCCCGGCTGCGCGCCCGCTCCCGCGATCTGGTGCGCAACAACCCCTATGCCGCCCGCGTGGTCGACATCTGGGCCGCCAACGTCGTCGGCACCGGCATCATGCCGCAGAGCCGCACCGGCAATGACGATCTGGACAAGCGGGTCAACGCGCTGTTCCGGCGCTGGTCGGACCAGTGCGACGCCGAAGGGCAGCTGGACTTCGCCGGCCTGCAGACCCTGATCCTGCGGACGGTGGTCGAGGGCGGCGAAGCGCTCCCCCGCCACCGCAACCGCCGCCCGGAAGACGGCCTGCCGGTGCCCTATCAGGTCCAGGTGCTGGAAGGCGACTTCCTCGACTCGTCCCGCGACAGCACGCTGACCGGGCGCCGCACGATCCAGGGCGTCGAGTTCGACCCGCTGGACCGGCGAACCGGCTATTGGCTGTTCCGCAGCCATCCCGGCGATCCCTACAGCATGACGGCGGAGGGCCTGACCAGCGCCCTGGTTCCGGCGTCGGAGGTGATGCACGTCTATCGCAAGCTGCGGAGCGGGCAGGTGCGCGGCGTGCCGTGGTTCGCTCCGGTGCTGCTGAAGGCGCGCGACCTCGACGACTTCCACGAGGCCGCCATCGTCCGGGCGCGGATGGAGGCCTGCATCGGCATGGTGGTGACGCAGGCCGAGGACGGGACGGAACGGCCCATCGGCGTCACCAGCGAAACCGCGGACGGCCGGCGGGTGGAGGGGATGGAGCCGGGCATGGTTCCGTATCTGAAGCCCGGCGAAAGCGTGCAGTTCCTGAACCCGACGGCGTCGCCGTCCTTCGATCCCTTCACCCTGCACACCCTGATGGCGATGGCGGTCGGGACGGGCGTCACCTACGACCAGATGACCGGCGATCTGCGGCAAGCCAACTATTCCAGCCTGCGCGCCGGCAAGGTGGAGTTCCGCCGGCTGGTCGAGCAGGCGCAGTGGCAGATGCTGATCCCGATGTTCTGCGCGCCGGTGTGGCGGCGCTTCATCGAGACGGCGGTCCTGTCCGGTGAACTGCCGGCCGGGGACTATCCGGTCGAGTGGGCGACGCCGGCCCATGAACCCATCGACCCGGTGAAGGACATGCAGGCCGACATTCTCGCCGTCCGCACCGGCCGGCTGACCTGGGAGCAGTTCGTCGCGCTGTGGGGCTTCGATCCGAAACGGCAGCTCGCCGACATCGCTCGCATCAACGCCGCCATGGACGAGGCGGGCGTCACCCTCGACACCGATCCCCGCAAGGTGACCAAGGCCGGCGGGGCGCAGCAGGCGCAGCAAGGAGACCCGCAGAATGCCTGACAGCCAGACCCCCGGCGGCCAGACCATGGACATGCCGATGCAGACCCGCGCGGCGGCTGTCCAGACGGTGGACGAAGCCGCGCGCACCATCGAGCTGGTCTGGTCGACGGGCGCCGCGGTTCCGCGCATCAACCCCATGACCGGGGAGCGCTACCTGGAGGAACTGTCCCTCGATCCGGCGCACTGCGACCTGACCCGGCTCAACAGCGGCGCGCCCGTCCTCAACAACCACGGCAAGTACGACCTCAGTCAGGTCATGGGCGTGGTGGAGCGCGCCGCGGTCGATGGGACCCGCGGCACGGCGACGGTGCGCTTTTCCGACCGGCCCGACGTCGAGCCGTTCTGGCGGGACATCCGCAGCGGGATCATCCGCAACGTCTCCGCCGGCTATGTCGTCCGCAAGTTCGAGGTGGCGCGCGAGGACGGCAAGCCGCCGACCTACAGCGCCATCGACTGGGTGCCGATGGAGCTGTCCCTGGTGCCCATCGGTGCCGATGCCGGCGCCGGCACCCGTTCCGCCAACCCCTCAACCACCCCCTGTGAACTCGTCAACCGGGCGTCGCCCGCCAACAAGGAGAGTGCCACCATGCCGGACAGCGTCCAGCACGAGCCGGGCAGCGAACTGCCCACCGAACAGACCCGGTCCGCCGCCCCGGCCGCCACCGATGCCGCGGCGCTGACCGCCGCCGTCACGGCCGAGCGCGCCCGCATCGCCCATGTCAACGACGTGGCGCAGCGTCACGCGCTGGGGGCCGAGTTCATCCGCACCCATGTCGACGGCGGCACCACCATCGAGGCGGTCAACGCCGCCGCCCTGACCGCGCTCGCCGCCCGGTCGGAGCAGTCGCCGACCTCCCCGATCCGCGTCGGGCTGTCCCATGACGATCCGGCGGCGGTCCGTTCGGCCATGGCCGATGCCATCGTCGCCCGTGCCACCTACGCCGCCCCGGAGAACGAGCGGGCGCGCGGCTACATGAACGTCAGCATGCTGGAGATGGCGGCCGATCTCTGCGGCATCCGCTCGCGCAACCCGGACGACATCCTGCGCCGCGCCATGCACAGCACGTCGGACTTCCCGCTGCTGCTGGAGGCCGCGGCCAACAAGGTGCTGCTGCGCACCTATCAGGCGGCGCAGCCGACCTACCGCCGCATCGCCCGGCGCCGCGACTTCAACGACTTCAAGCCGACCAAGTTCCTGCAGGCCGGCGACTTCCCGCCGCTGCTGGAATATGGCGAGACCGGCGAGATCAAGGACGGCACCGTTTCGGAAGGTCGCGAAACCGTCACGCTGTCCAGCTTCGGCCGGATCGTCACCATCAGCCGCCGGGTGTTCGTCAACGACGACCTGGGCGCCTTCAACGATCTGGTCAACATGGCGTCGCGCCGGGTCGCCGATTTCGAGAACGCCACCTTCTACGCCATGATGCTGAAGAACAGCGGCGCCGGCCCGACCCTGTCGGACAACAAGGCGGTGTTCCATAGCGGCCACGGCAACCTTGCCGCATCCGGCGGCGCCATCGGCGTTTCGACCGTGAGCGACGGGCGCGCGGCGATGCGCAAGCAGACCAGCCTCGACGGGCTGAAGATCAACGTCACCCCGTCGATGATCGTCTGCGGCCCGGACAAGGAGACGGAGGCCGAGCAGCTGCTGGCGACGATCCAGCCGCAGCAGGCCGGCAACGTCAACCCGTTCTCCGGCCGGCTGTCCACCGTGGCGGACGCCAATATCACCGGAAACCAGTGGTGGCTGTTCGCCGATCCGGCGGTCGCTGAGGTGTTCGTCTACGGCTATCTGGCGGGCAACCCCGGCCCCCGCTTCATGACCGAGGAGGGGTTCCGCACCGACGGCGTGGCGCTGCGCGTCACCCTGGATTTCGGCTGCGGCGCGGTCGATTACCGTGGCGGCTACCGCAACCCCGGCAACTGATCCACCGCCCCCATAACGACGGCATGAGGGCGCCCGCTGCGGCGCCTTCGCCGTTTCTGGAGATCCCGAGATGAAGAACTTCGTTCAGCCCGGCAAGACGGTGACCGTCACCGCCCCCTATGACGTGGCCAGCGGCGCCGGCTGTCTGGTCGGCTCCCTGTTCGGCGTCGCCACCATGGACGCCGTCAGCGGCGCCAGCGTCGATATCACGACCTGCGGCGTCTATACCCTGCCGAAGACCAGCGCGCAGGCCTGGACCGTCGGCGCCAAGGTCTATTGGGACGACACCAACAAGGTGGTCACCACCACGGCGACCAGCAACACGCTGATCGGCTGCGCCCTGGCGGCCGCCGCCAACCCGTCCGCCACCGGCACCGTCCGCCTCAACGGCACGGTCTGACCGTGAGCGTCTTCGACGCCATGTTCGGCGTCCTGTTCGCTGATCCGAACATGGCGTCGGACGCCGCCTATACCCCGCCCGGTGGCGGCGATCCCGTGTCCTGCCGCGCCATCCTCCGTCAGCCGGACATCGATTGGCGCGGCGGCGAAGTGGAGGTCACCACCCCGTCCCGCATCGCCGAAGTGCGGGTCTCGGAGGTCCCCTCGATGAAGGAGGGCGGCGTCCTGGCTGTCGGCGGGAAATCCTACACGATCCAGAAGACCTGCCGGCCGGACACCGACCGGCTCCTCTGGCGCCTGGAGTTGCGCTGATGCCGACATCCGTCCGTGAACAGGTGCTGTCCGCCTTCCTGACGATGCTCGGCACCGTCGCGGCGGAGAACGTCCCCGGCACGATCAAGGTCTATCGTGCCCGCCGCAAGCCGCTGTCCGACGACGACGAAGCGGACCAGTTGCCGGCCCTGCTGATGCGGTCCGGCCCGGCCGGAGCGGAACAGACCAGCGCAGCGGTAACCCGCAACCTGGAGCGGATCACCATCACCGCCGTGCTGAAGGCCGACACCGACGAAGCTCTGGACCAAGCCCTTGCCGACATGTGGGCCGCCCTGCAGCGCGCCGTTGAAGCCGACCCGACGCTAGGGGGTGTGGCGATGGACGTGACCCTTGCCGACGCCGACCAGAGCGCGGCCGACGGCGACGGCATCGGCGGAGTGGGCGACGTCTTCGCCGCCTATGACGTCGAGTATTGGACCCGGCCGGGCGACCCCTACGCCTTCGCCCCCTGACCTCTCTTCATCCTGGAGACCAGCCCATGACCATCCCGTCCCACCGGGCGGCGGCGGCGGTGCCGACGTCTGCCCACAGCTTCGAGCTTCGCGCGGGCGAACTCGTCAACCTGACGGAGGCGGAAGAGGCCGCGCGCAAGGCCGCTGAAGCGCCCGAAACCGCCGCGGCGCCTGTCGCCAAGTCCCGCCGCCCCGCCAGCGACGCACCCGCCGGGGCCATCCCGTCGGCCGAACAGTAAGGAGCCGTCCCATGGCACTGCGCACCCGTAACGCCGCGCTGTTGGCGAAGATCGAGACCACGGAAGGCGTCGACGCCTCTCCGGTTGCCGGCACGGACGCCGTGCTGGTCGAGAACCCCCAAATCAGCTTCAATCCCAACAACATCCAGACCAACGAAGCGACGGGCAGCCTGGACGGGCGCGGCCCGATCACCGGCGGGATGACGGTGCAGATCACCTGCGACGTCTACCTGAAGGGGTCCGGCGCTCCCGGCACCGCCCCGGAGTGGGGCAAGCTGCTGAAGGCCTCCGGCTGGGCCGAGACCATCACCAGCACCGCCGTTCCGGTCGCGGCTGAAGCCGCCACCGCCGGCACCACCACCAGCCTGACGCTGGGGGCCGGAGCCAGCAGTACCGCGCAGACCTATCGCGGCATGCCGCTGCTGCTGACCGGCAACCCGGCGGCCGGCGCCACCTCCTTCGTGGCCGACTATACCGCCGGCAAGCTGGCCACGCTGACCGACCTGTTCGGGACGGCCCTGTCGACCGGGACCAGCTATCAGGTTCCGGTGAACGTGCTGTACCGGCCCGCCTCCACCTCCATTCCGTCGCTGACCCTGTACCTCTACATGGACGGCGTGGTCTACAAGGTGGTGGGCGCCCGCGGCAACGCGACCATGCGGCTGACCAGTGGCAACGCCGGCCGCTTCAGCTTCACCTTCACCGGTATGTTCGTGTCCAAGGCGGACGCCAGCGTGCCGGCCGGTCTCGTCTATGACGCCACCCGGCCCCCGATCTGGAAAGGCGGCAAGGCGCTGGTCAACCGCGTGGCGTCGGCCATGTCCAGCCTGTCGGTGGAGTTCGGCAACAGCCTGACCAACCCGGACAACCCGAACGCCGCCGAGGGCTACGACCCCTCCATCATCACCGCCCGCAACATGACGGGGTCGTGTGACCCGCTGGAGGTGCTGGTCGCCACCCGCGACAGCATGGCTGCCTTCCGCGCCGGCACGGCGCAGATCGTCCACGCCAGCTATGGCGCGGTGGCGGGGAACCGGATCGGCCTGACCCTGCCGGCGGCGCAATACACCAACCTGCAGCCGGGCGACCGCAACGGCCTAATGACGCTGACCCATCAGTTCGCCTGCACCGGACAGGACGCGGGCGGCTTCATCTGCATTTTCTGACCCTGCGACCCCGGCGGCAACCGGGCAACCGGTCGGCGACGGCCGACGGGGCACTGTCTTGCGCCCGACGCGGGTGGTGTTGCCGGCACCACCTGCCCCCTTCCCGGCAGAGGACCCCTTCCATGCTCCCCATTTCGTCCAAGGACATCGTTCCCTTCACCCCGCGGCTGGACTTCCTCGCCACCCTGCGCGACCTGCTGAGCAAGGCGGAAAGCGACAAGGCGCGGGCCGATTTCCAAGCGATGATCGACGCCGTGCAAGCCGAGATCGACGCGGCCCCGCAGCCGGTCTACCGCCTCGCCGTGCCGAGCCACCTCCAGCGCGCCGCCTTCCGCCGCGACCTGCTGGCCACCGGCGCCACCTATGCCGGCGACAAGGCGCTTTATGCCGCCCTGCGCGCCGATATCGAGGCCATTTCCCCCGACAATCTGGCGGAAGCGCTGGAGATCATCGACGCCGTGGAGGCGGTCGGCAAGCCGGCCGACGCGGACCCGGAGTTGCGCGACCGCTACACGGAAATCGCCCGCATTGCCCGCGGGCTTGGCGGACGCTATGCCGGAGTGGAGGGCGACTTTGAATATTACCTGTCGGTCGCCCCCTTCATCGCCTGCCGTCACTTCCTGATGGGATGGGAGGGCGTGAAGGAAGCCGCCGGCACCGATGCGCCGTTCATCCGCCGGGGCAACCTCACCACGGACGAGACGCTTGGCCATCTGGACGAAAACGAGATCCGGGCGGTCGGCTTCAAGATCCTGAACCTGATGCAGCCGACCAAGGCCGCGGAAAAAAACTCCGCATCGCCGTCGCGGTCAGCCTCCAGCCGGACGCTTTCCCCGACGGCGAAGAAGAAGCGCCCGACGGCTCGGCGTGGAACCTCTTCGGCGAGCGCTACAAGCGCAACCCCCGCCTGACCCTGTCCGACGGGGACCTGGAAATGGTGCGCTACTGGCGCGCCTACCGCCCCTATCCCGGACGCATCGCCGGCATCATCCCCGCCACCGGGCACCTCCCGGAGTCCGGCGGCTACGGCGACCAAGCCGCGATCATGCTCGACGCCTTCGAGATCATGAGCGGGGCGGAAGCCGAACTCCTCGCACTGGAACGGTGAGACCATGGCCGGACGCAACGTCACCGCCCGCTTTGCCGTCGAGGCCGACGTCGCACAGGCGAAGCGCGACCTCGAAGCGGTGACGCAGCAGATCGACCAGTTGGGCAAGACCCGCGTCGACGGCGCCCGGCAGGAACTGGAGCAGCTGAACGCCGCCACGGGCAAGTTGGCGGCCGGCTATACCGCGCTGACCGAGGACCAGCGCAAGCTCTACCAGCAGCGCGAACAGGATGCCCAGCAGGTCGACAAGCTCCGCCGCACTTACAAGACCCTGGAGGGGGCGCTGGAGACGCTGGACGTCCAGGTGAAGAACGGCTGGCGGTCGATGGAGGAGGCCGCCCGACTGCAGCCGCAGCTTGCCGCCGCCTATACCCGGACGGGACAGGCGGTAAGGCAGGCCGGGGCCGATCTGCAGGCGGGCGCCGCGGCGACGAAGATGGCGGCGGCGGCACAGGACGCGGCGGGGGAAAGCGCCGGCCGGCTGCGTGGCGTGATGGGCAATCTCGGCTATCAGATCCAGGACGCGGCGGTCCAGGCGCAGATGGGGACGAACGCCTTCGTCATCATGGCGCAGCAGGGGCCGCAGATCGCGGGCGCCTTCGGCCCGGCCGGCGCCGCCATCGGCGCGGTGATCGCCGTCGCGTCGGTGGCGGCCGGGGTCGTCTTCGGCATGGGCAAGAGCGCGGAGACGGCGGAAACCGCCTTCACCTCCTATGCCAAGGCCCTGGAGTTCGCCGCGGCGGCGTCGGAGAAGACGCGCACCGCCTCCGAAGGGGCGAAGGCAGCCGTCGACGCCGAGGCGCGCTCGGTGTCCGCCGCAGCCGAAGCGCGGCTGGCCAAGGCGCAGGCGGAGCTGCGGGCACTGGAAGCCGCGATGACCTTCACGGCATCGGGCGACGCGAGTGCCAATGCCGGTGCGGCGATCACCTACCTGCTGAAGTCGGGCGACGTCCGGGCGCTCGCGCAGGAGGTGCTGATCCTGCGGGCCGCTCTCGGGCAATATGCCGACGGCGCCCGCGACGCGGTGCTGCAGACCGAGATCGGCGCCAGCAAGCTGCGCGACGCGCGGAACGCCATCGAGGACTACCGCGCCGGTCTGCGCGAGCAGATCGTCGAGTTGGGCGTCGAGGTCGCCACCTTCGGCGCGTCGTCCGAAGCGAAGCTGCGCGCCAAGCTGGAGATGGAGGCGCTCGCCAAGGCGCAGGCCGCCGGCCGGACCGAGATCGACGCCGGCACCCGCGCGCTGATAGAGCAGGTGGTCGCCCTGCAGAGCCAAGTCGATCACCTCGACGCCTCGAAGAAGGCGATGGAGGAGGCGGCCAAGGCCGCCACTGTGCTCGCCACCGCGCAGGCGCGGGCCGGCGCGTCGCTCTTCACCACCGAAGCCAACCTCGACGCCAAGATCGCGGCGCTGAAGGGCGGCGAGGAGGCGATGAAGGCCTATGCCGCCGAACAGGTCCGGTCGGCGGCGCGGTCCAAGGCTTATGACGACGCCATCCGGGCGGGGCTCTCGCCGCTTGACGCGACGGCGGAGGCCAACCGCGTCGCTGCCAAGGCGGCGGAGGCCTATCGGCTGGAGCTGGAGCGCACGGAGAAGCAGAGAGCCGGCAGCAAGGCGGAGTCGCAGGCGGAGCGCGAGGCCAAGGCGCATGAGAAGGCCATCGAGCAGGCCGACAAATACATCGACCGGCTGAAGGGCGAAACCGACGCGCTCGGCCTGACGGAGCGCGAGCGGTTCGTCGCCAACAAGGCGATGGAGTTCGAGCTTCAGAACCGCGGCAAGCTGTCCGGCGCGGAGATGGACGCCTATCTCGCCAAGGTGAAGGAGGAGGCCGGCGCGCTCTACGACAGCACGGAAGCGCGCAAGGCCAAGGCCAAGGCGGACGCGGAGGCGCTCCGCGCGCTGGAGAAATACCAGCAGGACGTCACCCGCGTCGCCACCGACATCGGCAAGGACATCTCGGAAAACCTGTGGGACCAGATCACCGGGCAGGCCAAGGCCGGGGACGCGCTGCAGTTCTTCAAGAACTGGGCGAAGCGGCTCGCGGTGGAGATGCTGAACCAGAACATCGTCCTGCCGATCACCATGCAGATCGTCGGGTCCATGCTGTCGCTGTTCGGCATCCAGGCGCCCGCCGGTGCGGCGGGAGCGGCGGGCAACGCCACCGGCGGCCTGACCAACACCGTCCTGTCGAAGGCGATCAGCTGGGGCGCCGACAAGCTGGGGCTGACCGGCGGCATCACCAACGCCATCGACAAGTTCGGCTATTCGACGCTGGGCATCGGCACGATGGTCGGCACCCAAGGCACCATGATGACCACCGCCGCGGGCGGGCTGGCCGCCGACATCGGCGTCATGCCGACGCTGGGCGGCGTCAGCAACGCGGCGGCGGCCGGCAGCACCACGGTTGGCGGCATCACTGGCGGCCTATCCGGCTTTTTGGGAGCGGGCGCCGCTGGTCTTGGTGGCGGCATGCTGGGTGGCGCACTCGGCACGGCAACCAACAGTAAGGCGGTTGGCGGCCTGTCCGGAGCGGCCCTTGGCGCTGGGGCGTCTTACCTTGGCGGTTCGCTCTTGGGCATCGGCGCGATGACCGGCGGCATTGGTCTGGCCATCGCGGCGGCTGTCGGCCTCATCACCGGATTGCTCAGCACGCAGAAGGCGACTGTCGGTAAGACAGCGTCGGCAGACGTGACGATCAATTCGGGTGGCAAATCGGCGACTTTCGGCAACATCCTGACCGACAATGATGGCGATCCGGAAGTTGGCAAGGCTCTCGGCACTGCCCTGTCTGGCATCTATACCATCGCCGCGATGGGTGGCGGCAAGCTGACGAAGGACTTCGGCATCGGCCAGACCGCCGCCAAGGGTCTCTATGTCGGCGGCTCGGTGCCCTACAAGGAGTTCGGCAAGGGCGACAACGCCATAGGCGACCTGCTGCGCTACACGCTGCTGGATCAAGGCGGGCTGAAGGACGGCGGGGCGAACACCATCGCCGCGCTGAAGGCGACCAAGGCGAAGGATTGGGAAGAGGCCGCCAAGGACATCGGTCTCGGCGCCAGCATCGACGCCGGCACCACCGCCCTGGCTGCGCTGGACAAGTCGCTGAACAGCTTCACCAAGTCCGCCAAGGAGACCACGGCGGAGGCGATGAAGCCGATGCTGGAGGAGTTCGAGCGGGCCAAGAAGCTGGGCATCGACGGGGCGTACAAGGCCCTCGCCACCGACCAGCTGAAGGCGTACCTCGACCAGCTGAAGAACCCGGTCGACTATACCCAGACCGAACAGGACATGGCGTCGCTGACCGGGCGGTTCCAGGCGATCCGGGAGGCGGTGACGCAGCTCAACCCGGCGATGGCGGCTTATGTCGACCAGATCGAGGCCGAGACCCGCGCCCGCATCAAGGCGAGCGTCCAGAATGACGCCAATCGGCAACTGAACAGCGCATTGGGCCGCGACTACATCAACTCCATCAACGATCTGGTGGAGGCGCGGGACGTCAATGCCCGCAATCTCACGGCGGTTGGTCTCAGCACCCAGCGCGCCACCGAGATTTACGATGCATCGCTGCGGAGCCTGCTGAATGGGCTGGACTCGTCGCAACTCGATGTCGTCGCAACCCTGTTCAGCGGGTCTATCCACGATCTGGCCGTGTCGATGCGTAGCACCAGCGCGGCGACGGTCCAGGCCGCCGCCAACCTGCGGGCCTACAATGCCGACATCGCCGGGCGGGTGCAGACGGCGTTGGGCAACGACCGCGGCGCGGGGCTGATCGCGCTCGACGCGCAGCAGGCCGCCGACCTCGCCGCCGCCCGCGCCAACGGGTACGACATCACCACGCTGCAGCAGGTCCAGGCGACCGAACGGGCGCAACAGGCCTTCCGGCTGGCGCAAAGCGACCTGTTGGCCGCCTATGACCAGCAGATTGCGGCGCAGCAGGACTATGTCGCCTCGCTCACCGACGGCGCGGTGAAGATGGCGCAGTCGGCCCGCGAGTTCCGCTCCGCCTTCGACGCCCTGGCGCTCAACGACAACTCGCCGCTGAACGCCAAGGACCGGCTGGAGGAGGCGCGCCGGCAGTTCGCCAACGCCCTCACCACCTACCGCGACGATGCGGCAACCGCCGACGCGCGGGATGCCGCCAAGCAGACCTTGCTGTCGCTCGGGCCCTCGCTGGTCCAGCTGGCCAAGGGCTTTTTCGGCTCCACCAGCACCACCGATTACGACCATGTCCGATCGGTGTTCGCCGAGTTGGGCGACGTCGCGGCGATGGGGGTGGACACCGCCGACAAGCAGTTGGAGGCCGCGAACGCCACGCTGAAGGAGATGCAGCGCCAGCGGGCGGACGCCGCGGCCATGGGGCAGAAGCAGTATGGGGCGCTGACCGACCTCAACAGCATCATGCAGCAGTCCTACGTGCTCTGGCAGGCACAGTTGACGGCGCTTCAGGCCAGCACCGGCGGCACCACCGGCACGCCGCCGACCTATGTCGACAGCAGCTTGGCCGGCAAGCGGGCGCGTCTGGAAGCCTTCACGAACGCAGACATCGAGAGGACCTTTGGCGGCTTCTCGGACATCATCGCGGCACGGGCGGCTGATCCGACTTTCAACCTTGCCCTGTGGTTCAAGACCTACGGACTGAACGAGGTGCTGGCCGGCACCCGCAAGATCCCCGGCTTCGCCACGGGCACCCTCTCCACCCCGCCGGGCGCGGTGTGGGTGGGAGAGAACGGCCCGGAACTGCTGTGGCAGGGCGGGGCGGCGGCGGTCGCCTCCTCCGTCGATAGTCTGCGCATCGCCAAGGCCTTCGAAGCGGCCAATGACCGTTGGTCGGGCAATGTCACCCCGCCCCGGTCCAACACCTCCTCTGCGCCCGGCATGGGCGGGATCGAGCGGCGCCTGGATCGCGCCATCGCGGTGCTGGAGCGGGTGGTGGCGGCCATCGACGCCGGCAACGACGAAGCGGTCCCGGCGCTCAAGACGCTGGTCCGGCAGGCCGGCCGGTCGGCAGCGCCGCTCGGCCGGCGCCTGTAATTCGCGAGGACCCTCATGCCCTACCTGATGCGCGCCGAGCCGTACGACGCCAGCCTTGGCACCGTGCGGCCGATCTACCGCTCCGACACCGGCTTCACCACGGAACCGCGGGACAGCCCGGCCAACACCTATTTCGTGCGCCGGATCGATACCCCGCTGACCGTCAAGCGCAGCCTCTACAACAGCACCGCCATCGGCGGCTATTCGGAGACCAGCTTCGGCGCCGTCACGCTCGGCAACGACGACGGTGCCGACGATTGGCTGGCGGACCTCGATTGGGACGGCCGGCTGGTGGAGATCCTCTACACGCCGAAGGAGCGTCCGGCCCTGGCCGACTTCGGCGTGCTGTTCAGCGGCGCCGCCGAACAGCTGGTATTGGGCGACGCCATCGAAATCCAGCTGCGCGACCTGCTGGTGCTGCTGGACACCCCCGCCAGCCGCGGGCAGTTCGGCGGGGCCGGCGGCATCGACGGCACGGCGGAGTTGAAGGGGCGGGAAAAGCCCTGGCTGGTCGGCCGGCGCCGGCAGATCGAGCCGGTGCTGATCGACGCCGCCAACAACGTCTATATGGTCGATCCGCTGGGCTTCTCCGCCCTGCTGACCGCCCGCGACAAGGGGGTGGACTATCCGGCAACGGTGGGGGATTACCCCTCCTATGCCGCCCTGGTCTCCGCGCCGCTGACCGGCACCGACGTCGCGACATCCAAGGCCGCCGGGCTGATCCGTCTCGGGCAGAAGCCTGCCGGGCGCTTCACCATCGATGCCGACGGCGTGTCGGTCTCCGGCGCCTGGATTTACCGTTTCGCCGATCTGGTGCGCCATCTGGTCACCGGCATGACGACGCTGACCGACGCGGACCTCGACGGCGACTCCTTCACCGCCTTCAACCTGAAGCAACCGGCGGTGCTGGGCTACTGGAGCGACGGCTCCAGCGTGCCGAAGGTGCGCGACGTCATCGACCAGTTGTCCGCCACCGTCGGGGCCTATTGGGGCTTCGGTGACGACCGGCTGCTGTCGCTGGGCCGCTACGAGGGGCCGGCGGCCACCGCCGACTATGCTTTCGACGCGCGGGACATCCTCGACCTGACGCCCGAACCGGTGGAGCGGCGGATGAAGTCGCTGAAGCTGGGCTATCGCCCCTTCGGCGTCGTGTTCACCGCGCAGGACCTCGATCAGGTCAACGTCACCGATGCCAACGCCGAAGCCTTCCAGACCGAATATCGCTGGACCGCCGTCGCCACCGACGCGGCGGCTGAGGCGGCGTCGCTGCTCGCAACCGAGGACGAGGCGCAGACCCTGTTCGACTCCGAAGCGGACGCCGTGGCGGAGCGGGACCGCCGGCTGACGCTCTATGCCGCCAAGCGCAAGGGCTTCTCCGTCACGGTGCCGATCACGCCGGGCCTGACCACAGGCCACACGGTCAAGCTGACCGACGAGCGCTATGGGCTGGATGCCGGCTGGCGCGGCGTCGCCCTGGAGATCGAGCGGAACGCCAACGATGAAACCCTGACCATGAAAGTGATGGGCTGATGCACGCGCTCTGGAAGAAGCCGACCGACGACGGGAGCTATTCCAACGGCTCCTGGGTCGGCACGGGCGGCTTGTCGTTGGACAACCTGAAGACCCAGGACGTGATGGAGCTTGCCCGCTCCACCGACACGGCGGAGGCCTCGACCTGCTGGCGGGTGGACCTTGGCCGGCTGACGCCGTTGTCGATGTTCGCGATCCTCAACCACAACGGCAGCACGGTGGCCCGCCGCCGGCACGTCGTCACCAACAGCCCGACCGACAGCGGCACCCCGGTCTACGACACCGGGTTCGAGCGGATGCGCAAGCCGACCGAAGTCTGGGGCTCCCGCCCGTTCGGGGCGTTCTCCTTCGACGGAATCGACACGGCAGCCTACCCAGGCGGCACCATCGACCTGCATTTCGCGCCGTCCACCGTCTATGGCCGCTATCTCTTCACCTATGTGAGCGACGTCGACAACCCGGCCGGCTATTTCCAGGCCGGCCGCTTCATGGCGGGTGAGGCGTGGTCCCACCGGGTGAAATACGGCTTCCAGGTCCGGACGGTGGACCCCAGCGAAACCCGGCGCACCCGCGGCGGCCGGCGCCTGGTCAGACGGCGCCCGCGCTACCGCACCATGACGATGACCTTCGAGGCGATGACGCAGCGCGACGCCTTCGCCACCGGCTTCGAGATCGACAATCAGCTGGGGAAGGACGGCGACTTCCTGTTGGTCTACGACCCGGACGACGATCCGACCGTCCAGTTCCGCCGCACCATCTACGCCGCCCTAACCGACACCGCCGGCATCACCACCACCTCGCACGGCCGGTACGGCTGGGCCATCAACGCTGAGGAACTGATCTGATGGCGACCTTCAACGGCACCGACTGGACCTTCGCCGATTTCTCCGGCGCGGACGGCTATGCCTACACCGAGAACTGGGACCCTTTCTGGGATGACGTCATCGCCGAGATGGACGCGCGGCGCGAAGACCTGGGCAGCGCGCTGGCGGCGACGTCGGCGACCAACAGCGTCGCCATCGGCACCGGCTCCAAGACGCTGACCATCACCACCGGCAAGGGCTTCGTCGCCGGCATGTGGGTGGCGGCGACCGATGCCGCCAATGCGGCCAATACGATGGTCGGACAGGTGACGAGCCACGTTCCCACCACCGGGGCGCTGACCCTTTCGGTGCTGGCCGGCAACACCACCGGCGGCGGCACGCCGTCATCCTGGACCATCGGCATCAGCGGCAAGCCGGGACCGACACCCTCCAGCTTCCCGGCCGGCACGGTCGGTGCGCCGGGTTGGGCGGTGACCGGCGATCCGAACACTGGCCTTGCACAAATCGGCGGTGCGGACACCATCAGTCTTGTCGCTGGCGGCACTGAGGCCCTTCGCGCCACCACCGGCGGCAACATCGCTGCGGCTGGAACGATGACAGCGAGCGGTATCAGCGCGACGGTGCGCGTAGACATCGGGGGGACTGACCCCACGCTCTGTATGACCGAAAGCGACGCCGCGGCGGACAACAGGAAGTGGGATTGGCTCCCGATCAACGGTGCTCTGAACTGTCGTCTGGTGAATGACGCCTACAGCGCTGCATATACATGGCTGACCGTTAGTCGGGTCGGCGTGATGTCGGCCCGCATGGCGTTTGGAGGGCCGGCGACTGCAAAACAGGCGACCGTCGCTTATGCATCCACCATCACCCTGGATTTCGCGTCGCAGGATTACGTCATCGGCGACCTGACCGGGCCGCTGACCCTCGCCAACCCGTCCGCCTATCCGGTGGGTCAGCGCGGCGAAATTCTGGTGCATGAGGACGGCACGGGTGGCCGGACGGTCGGTTTCGGTACGAACTGGATCAAGATCGGCAAGGACACGGTCAACTCGGCGGCGGGAAAATACAGCGTCATCACCTATTGGGTGGTCTCCGGCAGTGTCGTCATCTACAGCATCGCCGGTGGTGCGTGATGGCGGTGTTCGGCTCCTTCCGCATGGCGTCGTCCAAGGCGTGTGCCGTCGACCCTTCCGCCGGATCGCGGACCTTCCTCATGCGCGGCGATGGCACTGCTGGATTGGCTCCGACACAGGACAATCTTGGCGCCGCCGTGACAATGAGTGCAAGCGGGCGCACCAAGTATCAGGCCTCGCCGAAATATTGGGGCGATTACGCCACGGCTCTGTACTTCGACAATTCGGGCTACACGACAGCTGGCGCGCCCTTCAACTTCGGCCCAGGAGGCGCTCCGTTTTCCTTGCTGCTGCGCAGTTGGTTTATCTCCGGCGTCGGTGGCGAGACGGCGCAGCCGATTTTGGGGACCGGCAATGGCTTCGGAAGCTGGGGGCCGGGCGGCCTGCAGAACGAGTTTCGGTTGATCGGCGCGGGTGCCATCCGCTTCGGCTACTGGACGGGGTCGACCAACCAGTTCTTTGACTTTGTTGCGCCCTCCTCGCTGATGGATGCCGGACATGAGGTGCTGATCACGTATGACGGCATCACGCTACGCGGCTATACCGACGGCTCTCTCCGCGGCAGCGTTGCCGCATCCATGGCCGGTATCGGCGGCACGCTGACTGCGCGGGTCGGCGACCCGACAGAAGCCTCCTACGTCCGCGTCGGCATGACGGATTTCACCGCCTATGCGGTCTGCCTGACGACGGCGTCCACCTACACCCTCCCGACACTCCCGCCCTGCTGAGGATCGCTGACATGCAGCTTCCTGCCATAATCGTCTACCCGGACGGCACCCGGTCGGTGTTCCATTCCCCCGCCAGCTTTCCCTACACGGCCGTCATCGCGCCCCACGCCCAAACCGTAACGACGACGGAGCAAGAGCCTTATGAAGATCCCGATACCGGTGCCATTGTCTGGCGGTCGGTCGAGGTCGAAACGGTCGCGGTGGTCGGTGCGGGAGATGTGCAGACCATCCTCCACCCGCCGGAGGCATGGGTGCTGTGGACGCCGGAGGATTGGGCCGCTACATGCCCGGGACTGACCGTGCGCCCCGTGATTGATCCCGGGCCGCAGATCATTTATGGCAAGCGCGCCGTCCGTCTCCCCGCCGATCTGTGGGACATCGGTGACGAGGTGGCGACGGTCACCTATGCCATGGAAGGTCTGACCGCCGAAGAGAGGGCCGCGCAGATGGCGGGCGCCCGCGTCGGTCGGGTCGCGGCGATCAACGAAGAACGCGACCGTCGGCTGGCCGCTGGCGCACCATACGGGGGCAAGCGGATCGACGTGAGCGACCGCGGCCGCGCCGACCTGGGCGGCATGGCGATCGCTGCCATGCTGGCAACGGCTGGGACCGTGCCATGGACCGGGGGCTATTCGGCCGGCTGGATCACGATGGACAACACGCGCTTTCCCCTGCCGACCCCGGCGGATGGGCTGGCGCTGTCGGCGGCGGTCGGCGACTGGTACGGCCGCACCATGCAATACGCCCGCGACATGAAAGACGCCGTGTTGTCGGCGGCCGACCCGGCCGCCATCCCGATCGCCGACGGCTGGCCCGACTGACCGCCGCGACAACGCTCCAACCTCTGACCGATCCGGCCGCCCGTGAGCGGCCTTTTTCATGACGAAAAGAAGGAGCGGCCCTCGCACACAGGGCCGCTCCAAGGGATAGACAGCATATCCCTTGAACTCGTTCTCACGCCCGCCGCCGGACATCACCCCAGCGTGTCACTGATGGGTGATCCCTCCTTGTGCCGCCGGGCGAACCCGCCACGGCCCCAACTATTCCGCCGAAAGGATCTGAACCATGGTGACGCAGACCACTGCGGCAATCCCGCGCGACCCCACCGAAGCCATCATCGACACCATCCTGCGTCGGGAGGGCTGGCCCCGCTACACCGACCGGCCCAGCGACCGCGGCGGCCCGACGAAGGGCGGCATCACCCTGGAGACGCTGGCCAGCTGGCGGAAGCGCCCGGTCACGGCGGCCGACGTCGCAGCCCTGGACGAGGCCGAGGTGCGGGCGATCTACCGCGCCCGCTACATTGAGGAGCCGGGCTTCGCCGGCATCACCGACGATGCGCTCCGCGCCCTGGTTATCGACTCGGGCGTGAACCATGGCCCGGCCCGCGCCGGGGCGTGGCTGCAGGATGCGGTCAACGATCTGGCTGGCCGGCCGCTCCTGAAGGTCGACGGCGCCGTCGGGCTGAAGACGCTGACCGCGGTGAACGGCAGCGACGCGGGCGGGCTGTGGCGCTCGGTCTTCGCTCAGCGGATGCGCTTCTATGGCCAGATCATCACTGGCGACGCCCGCAAGCGCGGCAGGACCGAGGATGACGCCCTGAATGCCGCCGGGTGGCTCAACCGGCTGGCCGAGTTCATGGAAGTGTGAGCGCCGGGGAGGACGCCACCCCCTCCGTATTCCGTACCCGCTGCCAGGGCGGGATCGGCGAGCCGGTTGCGGTATTTGCCCGGTCGTCCGGCGGTCTCCGTCTGCGACGTGAACGTGCTGAGCAGATGCTCCCCCGCCACTAAACGGCCGAACCGCTTCGCAGGTCACCAGCCTATCACGACATCCCGCCCGCGCCATCCCGGCAGCGGGCTTTTTTATGCCCAACAGGAGGCACCCATGGCTGTAGCCATCCCCCTCATCACCGCCCTGACGCCCGTCATTGCCGACCTGATCGACAAAATCCCGGACCCCGACGCCAAGGCGAAGGCCACCGCCGCGGCGAATGCGCAGTTGGTGGCCATGCTCCAGGCCGGCGACACGGCGCAGCTCGGCGTCAATGCAGCAGAGGCCGCCAACCCCAACCTGTTCGTCTCCGGCTGGCGGCCGGCGGCCGGCTGGGTATGCGTTCTCGGCTTGCTCGTCCAGACCGTCGGTTATCCGCTGATGGGGTGGGCACTGTCGATGTGGTCGCCTGGCACGCCCATGCCGCAGATCGACACCAGCACGCTGATGGGGCTGTTGGTGCCGATGCTGGGCTTGGGAGCCTACCGGAGCTACGAGAAGGCGAAGGGGGTGGCGCGGTGATGCGGCGACTGATCGAGACAATGCCCCTGAACGATAGCCCGCACGGACCGGTGCTGCGCTCAGCCAGGGACGCCCTGTGCGCGGCCGGGCTGGCGGCCGGCGTCACGCTGGTGCTGGTCGAGGAATGGGAGGCGCTGGCGGAGCTGAACGACCGGCACCGTGGCGACTGGTTTCCGCTCTTGCCCCGGCCGGCGGCGGCGCAGTCCTTCTGGGTAGCCGAGGTCAACGCCGACGGCGAGTTCGTCGCCACCCATGGCGTGGTGCTGCTCGACTGCTCGGCTGCCAGCTTCGGCGCGCGGGTCGGGGACCTGACGGCGTTCCATGATCCTGGTGCTGCTCCATCGGAAGAGTTCGGGTTCTGCGCCTCGCCGGCGGCGCACAAGACGTGCGGAGCGGTGGCCTGGATCGTCGCCGGCTGGAACCGGCCGGACTGGCGCGGACGGGGGCTGTTCCACCTGCTGGGCGCCGTGGCGCGTCTGGTGGCGCTGGACCGCTGGTCGCCACGCTGGGTGGTCGGGCTGGTCGATCCGGAGACGGTGCCGGTTTGGGTGCGGCGTTGCGCCGGGCGGGCGCTGCTGGAGCCCATGCCCGCGGTGCTCTACCAGCAGGCCGGCGTCGGGCGGCTGCCGCTCCACTTCATGCGCTGGAGCCGGCCAGCGGTGCTGCTCGACCTGCAGGACGCGGCGCAGGCTTGGTCAATGCAGGGTCTGGACGTCGACGGCGGACAGAACGGCACGGCGGCCCCGATCCTCCCACCCATAGAGCGCGTGGGTGTAGACGAAGGGCCGGCCGACACCCGAGACGGTCACCCGGTTGAAGACGGCCTCGCCGGCGCCGATGCTCTCGGCATACTGCGCCCCGATGCTGTGGGCGAACTCGACATGCGGATCCGCTTCGTCGGGCTGGTTGATGACGGCCCGGCCCCAGGCGCGCCCCAACACCGACAGGGTCGGCACCCCCAGATGCCGGAAGCACAGCGGCTCGGCCGGCCCGGTGCTGGACAGGAAGGTGCAGCGGTCCATCAGGCCGGCACGCTTCAGGAAGGCCGGGAGGGACGGGGTCAGCACGCGCTGGCGCCGGCACTCCGCCACGATGGTGCGCTGCCAATCCTTCGCCTCGGCGAGCGTCAGCCGGACGATGGCGGTCTCCGGCCGGATGGTGGGGCGCTGGGCGCCCCGGTCCTGGGTGGGAAAGGCGAGGATGGTCAT